ACATCTACTGATTCAACGTTTACGTTTTCATCGGTCATGTTATCATTCTCCTTTTTAATAGTCTTAGAAGTATTAATGCCTTTAGCACTATCTACTAAGAACTTTATCATGTCAAGTTTGTCAGCATCTGACTTCTCGACAAAACCTATGTTTTGCATACTTGCACCAGTGACTGGGCTTAATGCTGTTTCTTCTTCTGAGATTGTTACTAATCCAGATTCTTTATCCCAGAACACATTCTCTAGAATTGTTTCTGTACCCTCGCCTGTGATAGTGTAAACACCGTCTACCTTTTCAACAGATAGTATATTGGCAAACTGATTTGCTGGACTATCAACCAATGATAATTCAACCAAATCGTAATCTTTGATAATCCTAATAGCAGAGTCGCTCTTCTCATCATAACCGTCATCCCACTTGTTCATCTTGCCACCGATTGAAAAACCAGTAAGTGTACCATCCAAGACTTTTTCCCAAGTGTCTTGTGCACCTTTTGAAACATAGGCAGATACATATACACCCTGATAAAACTTTTTTGTTTCTGGGTCAAAATATTTGTCTTCTTTAAATGCCACCATTTTGCCTACCGCTTTTGGTTGGTGCATTTCACGGATGTTACCACGGAACTTAGAGAAGGCTGATACAGATGCTTCTGGGGTAACGATATCATTCTGCTTGTCAATATTATCAAGCGTGGCAAAACCAGATACAATTCTGCGTTCTGCGTCTACCTTAGTAAGAGGCATAGAGATACGGACATTATTTCCGTCAATGTCAAAATGTGCTTTTTGAATACTCATAGATTAATTATAGCCCCTTTTTGTGAAAGTGTTATACAAATGTTATTATACCACTTTTTTAAGAGGAGCGTCTCCCCTCGCCTTGAGCATTTCTACCTGTAGTTGTTGCTGTATTGTCAGCCTGGGCCTGTTGGCGTTGAGCATCACGCTCTCTATTACCTGCATTGTTAGCGTTTGAATCTGCTGCTTGGCGAGCAGTAGGCTGAATCATTGAATCACTTTCTTCACGCTCTGGAAGATTAAGAAGTTCACGAGCCTCGTTAGGAACCATAATTTGATTCTTAACATAGTTAGTGAGAATCTGTGATTGAGCCAATTCATCGGTGAGTGTAAGTTCGTTAAACTTGAATTCTAGAACATCTGTCTTTTCACGAATAATCTTATTAAGAATCTTCTCAAGATTACGTTGGGCTGGTCTTGCTACCTGCTCTTTAAAGGTTCTGTCCTGTGCTAGTGAATCAGCGATTGATGAGGAACTACTGCCACCGAGTTTTGATAGCGGCACCTGATGAGCAACAAGAATATCGTCACGGTTCTGGTCACGATACTTTGAGAATGAGCCTTCCTGAACACCATTTTCAATTGGTTCCATCTTGAACTCAACCTTGTTGCTGTCTGAATCTCCTGGCAATGGAATATAAAGAGTTCTGTGAGACTGTCCCTTTAGACCAGTCTGCAAGAAACGAAACAGTTTGTCTTCTGCTTCCTGTGTCAACTGTGCACCTTTAAGAGTTACAATGTAGCGAGGAACAGCCTTGTTGTTAAAGTAATCGATGTTATATTGTGATGCCAACATATCTCCCAATAGAGATGGCATGGCAGCCATAATGTCTGGAACACCATAGAAAGTATTTAGCGGAGAGTATTCCTTAATGTGGATAATCTCGTTTGGTCTTGGGTCTTCGGTAATGTAGTTTACATTCTTTGCACCAAAGTTACGGAAGTAAACAACCTTGTTCGAGATAATCTGAACATAGCCATCACGCAATCTGCGGACACGCATTGTTGATGCAGGAATGTGACCAATGTAGCCAATGTCTCCACTGGTTGTTCTTCCAACCTCAATGTATCCATTGCCCATTGCGTGTACGTCAGTAAATACTTTCTCTAGGACCGAAGAAAAAGACTCGTCCTGATTTAGTCCTTCTACCCAATCCCTAAGTTGAACCTTAAGTCTTTCAATTCTGTTTCTAGCACGAGCCATTTGTTCTGCTGATGCAGCCTCTAGTTTAAGGTTTGTTTTGTCGGATACAATAAAGTCATAACCAAGACCAACTGTATTCTCAACCTTTGCGTCAATGGCAGCATGGTTAGCAAAAGAGGTGTCGTAGTAGTTTGCAAGTTCGTAAAGATTATATGGTGGGGTAATTACATCAAAGAGTGAGTATGCGTTACGAAAGACTATGCCAGGATTGATAGCATTTGAACGAGCACCGTTGGCACCCATTTGAATTGCACCAGCAGACTCTAAGTAAGCATCATCACCCAAAGCCTTAGCCATTCTAGAACTTCTACGCTTAAAATTAGTTTGCATGCCAGCAAGACCTTTTAATTCGTCCCATGATTTTGTAAATGGGTCCATAGATGCAAACTCGTTTACAACTTCTTGAGCCTCATCTAGTCTTGCAGGGGTATTTGCATATTCATAATAATTCATTAATCGTCACTTCCATATAGGTCTAGGCTTTTCTTGGCAGCAATTAATGCACCTAGGTCTGTTTCTGAAGGAATGTATCCCTGAGCCATACGGTCAATCTGCTCGCTGTACTCTTCATCTGATACCTTGCGAACATTGGCATAGAACAAAGGCTGACCATCTGGGAAACCCAACCACCTTGCTTCATTACGAAGTAAGGTTACTCTAGATTCATCGCCTCTCATTGAGTCAATGCTTAGGGCATTTCCATTATCATCTGTCAGAACTTTACCAGAACGTAACTGCCAGACGTAAATTCCATAGTCTGAAAAAGGTTCCTCTACGACAGAAACTCTTGTTTTACCAATTTGGTTGGGCATGACTTGACCAATATCTTTTGTAGTATCTATATTCATAACCACTAGTATACCATATTATGGAATAATATATGTAAGTCTGTCTTTATTTGTATCATCCTGATAGTGATATTTGTATTTTTCATAGTTCAAGGCAAAATTTCTATCTAAATTTTCATCATTATAAATCTTATTAGTTCCAGTAAACATTGCATATAGGTTTTGTGGTATCGAAGATGTATTATAGTATGTTAGATTGTCTATTGATATTTTACCTACCAGGGCAAACTCGCCAGTCGTTCCAGAAAAAGTTAAAGGTGTAGTAAATAAGATACCTAGCGTATACCACCTATTTGTCATTATTGAAGGAGTTGCAAGAAGTTCATTATTAAGATAATAACTGATATTGTAGTTTGTTCCAGCAGTCTCTGTAGAAGATATTGTTGCAGTATCTCCGTCTCCTGTTCTTGTTAGGTTAAACTTTATGTTTCTACTACTTGTTTGAATCTCAAATATTTGTTCCGTTGAACTTGGAAATTTAGCAATATATGGAGCCTGTTCTCCCGATGCTGCCCTAGTTTCGTATGGTGCATCATAGAATATAGAAACTTGTAAAAATCCTACAGATGCTTCATCTGGTATTGGAAGACTAATTCCACGGTATGTTCCCAAATCACCAACTAATTTAATTCCAGAGTCTCTAGAAAGATATAAGTGTGGATTATCATTTTTGCTAATAACAAATGGATTGTATCCTTTATAGTTATATGTTCTAACGCTTCCTGCAAGAGTATATGTGTATGGTATTAAATCTGTTGCAAATTTTGTGCCTATTGGATTTTTGCTTGTTGTAGATGTATTTAAAGCCTGTGAAGATAGCGACATTTTTTGAATTTCAATTCTATTGTTTTCTGTATCTAGCACATCAAAATCTAGGTGGATAACTGCGGCATATTCTTTTAAATCTATTCCAGTTGGTGGGTAAATAATAAAATTATCTGTTATTTCGTATTTTGTGGTTTCCCATCCAGTTGAAGGAGATATTGTTCTATTTAAGGTTGGTAAAGTGTTAGTAGTAAAAGAACTATCTGTTTTTGCTTCTTGATTTAAAGGTTCAAAAGTTATGTATGAGCGAGATGCTGTTGTTGCTTTATCTGTAGAGCCTAACCTTGATGTATCTGATGAGTTTATTAGTATTGGAGATTCATAACTATAATTAAACTGTAAGAAGTCGAACGAGTATGTGGTGCTATCTACCTGCTTACAGAAGTGACTCATTGGTATATTTGTTTTCATATATCCATTTGTTGCTACAGACAGCCTATTCGTTGTAGTGCTAAAGTTCAAAGTATCTTCATATACCATCAAATCATAACTTCCCAAAATATTATTTTGAACTGCTTCTGCTCCTGTTGGTGATGTGTTAATAGCAGATGGATAATAAAATATTCCATTAGATAATTTTAGCAAAGACCTTTTATCTAAGTTATCTTGTGTTAAAAATTTTACAGAATATATGTTTGCTGTTGATGTTTGTGCTACTGTTGTATCATCGTCACCGCAAATAAAAACAGACAAAGTTTCTGGATTGCTGAAAAAATTTCTAACATTTGGTTTTCCATTTTGTAAACGGTCATCTACAAATTTTTGTATATCTATACCAATAATAAAATTATATACTGATGAATATAAAGCAAGATTATTTCCAGAACTTGAAAGTACTTCTTCTTCTGCTGCGTTTCCATATTTAAGTTTAAAATATATGGTTGAAGAGTTTACAGTTATTTTAAAGTAATCTCCTAAACTGTTTGTTAGTTTAAAAAGTGTTTGTTCTGATGATGGAAGTGTTGAATAATATCCATGAATATAAAATCCTTTTGTAGAATTATTTAGCATATTAAGCGATGATATTTGTAAATTTGAATTTGCTGTAGAAAGGTTTCCAGATGAAGGTTTTAAGTTAAAGGTTGTACTAGTTAATGATGGACTTGTTTCTGTTGATGTGGAATTAAACTTTGGAAGTTTGTAACGATACGTCATAAGGTATGATGGATTAGTTTGCAAGTCTAAATTATCAGTTTTTGCTGATGACCATGGAGATGTAATTGGATGAATATAGTTTGCAGCATAATTGGATTTAGAACTATCAACTACAACTGATTTACCGTCATATGGGGATACTGTATCATCTTTAAAGGAGACAGCCTGACCATAATTAAATCTTAAAGATGCTAAATCTTTTTCTACTCTATATGGATATATTGCTATGCAATCATATGTACCTACCCCAAAAACTATATAACTAGATGATGAAATTTGTTCTATATCTGACAATTCTAGTAACAAAGTTCCAACAATCTCACCATTAACAATAAGGCTTGCACTATTGGGAGAATATGTTATTTGAATTAGCATTGGTCTATTAAAATCTTTAATATAACAAGAAATAAACTTACTTCCTATTTTTAAAATTAATGATGTTTGATTTACATAAAGACCGTTATTATCATTAGCCGAAGAGCCAACTACTTTGCGTCTACCTTTTTGTGGCTTTTCTATTCTAGTCCAAAATTCTAAAGTATACTCTCCATATTTTTCTTTAGGGTCCATAAATCCTTTACTTGGCAATGTTATAGTATTTATTTTGTCATAAAAATATAGTGAGTATTCAGAGCCATTTACAATTGGTGCAACTTTACGAATGCTCACATCGGATTTAACATAACCAAAATCTCCATTACCAACATAATCTGTAATTATTTTTCCACTATCTGTTGATGAAAAATAATTCAATCCAACATTTGATGTAGTGTGAAATCCATTGCTAAGTGCATAGGCTGATGTTGGGTGGTGTGCAAGAACCTTATCTAAATAATAATGTGATTTAATAGCCATATCTACTATTCTATCACATAAGAAAATACCCTGCCAAGTTAATGACAGGGTATCTTACTTATTTAGTTTTTATCTGGAATTTTGATTTCACAGTAATCGGTGGTGCAGTAGGCTTCGCCTTGTGCTTCCAGATTGTCCACTCCATCATAGATAGCAGAGAAATCAATCTTTGCCAGTCTACCAATGTAGTAGTCATACTCATCTTCTGTAATTTCAGAATATGGCTGTTGTGGATAAACAGTGTTACCCATTGGCAAGAAGGATACAGCCTTCAACTGTCCTTCATACATGTTTAGAACAGATGCAATGTGCTGTTTCTCAGTTGCTGTATCGAATGATAGTGTTACTGAAACACCGTTGTCTGACCAGTACTTCTGAGCGGTAGCAGCAAGGGCTGTCTTCTCAAATAGAGTTACATCCTTTTCTGCTCGTTTCTGTCCTGAAGCAATTGGGAAGTATACTACTGAAGTATTTGCTGACACTAGGTCTGCCTCAATCTTATACCCTGCCGCTTTGAACAAGTGTAGCATTGGGTCTGTGTTTCCAAAACGAATTGCTCTTAGATAGAACTTTCCTCCTGGACCCCAGTGAACACCAGGAGTTGCACCAGAAAGGATTGATACAGAACCAGATGGCTTGACTGTAGTTACACGAATTGATTCACGAACACACATCCATTCTGAATATTTGTTGTCATAGTAACGAATCTTGTTATATCCTTCGTCCATCCATTCACGAGTAGTAGGAAGACCATGCTCGTCAGCAAATGATGCGATGCCTGTTAGAGATGTTCCAATTCTACGGTTTCTCTGCATGATACCGTTGGTCTGTTGCCAGTGAGTAGGGAGAAGTGTTACAGTCTTTCCATACAGGTAAGCGAACTTAAGGGTACGAAGGAAGTCTTCCTTTGACTCGTGACGGTTTAGGTGTACTTCCACAAGGGTGCATAGTTCATATGACTCTAGTGGCTGTTCTGCACACGGATTGAAGCCCATTACACGATAGTCTTTACCGTCTGCTGGGTCTGCTAGTCTTCCGTAGTTGCGAGCAACATCAAGCCAAATAAATCCTGGCTCACCGTTGTCAACAATACGGTCTACATACTTTTCGTAATCCATTCCAACATTTGCTTCGATAGAGTTGTTGGACATCCATGCCCAACCTGGATTCTCTGGGTCGTAAGAGTTACGCTCAGGGAATGCTTCTGCGTTCTTTAGGTTTAGGAAATCTTCATCTCCATCCACACCAAGTGCAAGGGTAGCAGAACGTCTGACGTTACCTGAAACAACACAAGTACCAATAAGGTTGATTAGGTCAACGATAGCACGAGCATCTAGTGTTTCTCCTACACGCTGTCCTAGCACATGACTAATTCTTTCGTGTAGTTTGATTAATGGTGCTGGTCCTGACGCTACCCCACCAAATCCCTTGATAGGAGAACCTTCTGGACGAACCTCAGAATAGTCAAACTTCTGAATGCTCTGACCTGCACGAAGATATGAGTTAATTAGCAAACGAGTTGCTTCTACCCAACCTTCACGAGTATCAGGAATTACATAAGTAACTTCTGGTTCTGATGGTGCATAGATAGCAAAGTTCTTGTCTTTTCCAAGGGTATCAAAGCCAACACCAATACCAAGCATAAGAGCATCCATTACCCAAGCAAATAACTGACCTGGGTCATTCTTGTCTAGGTCTTTTGTAGACACCATAGCACAATTCTGCAAAGCAGCAGAGTTACGCTTCTCCATTGTTAGTGGTGTGCCAAATGTCCACATTCCACGACCTGGAGGTGTCCACTTTAGGTTAAACATCCTATCAAATGCTTCTTGTGCTGACTTCTGTGCCTTATAGTCATTCCATGGGAGACGATTCTCCTTTGCATGGTTTTTCTGGACAGAGTACATACCTTCAATAACTCTGCGTACAACTTCGTACCAGCGTTCTTTAGTTCCGTCATCTTTGACTCGTGAGTAAGTGCGAACGAAGGTAATTTCAC